GACTACCGCTGACAAGTGGGGTCGTAAAGTGACTGCTAACGTAGTCGAGCGAGCATTGCACGCTATTGATGAAACTACTCGAGGACGCCTGGAGGATGGTGAGGGACGTCGAGTTGTACAACGGTACATCGAGGGAGATATGGAGGGTATCGCTCATGCTGATATGATCGGATTTTTGTTTGCTAACTTGTATGGTTTAGCGGTGACAACTGAGGTAACAGCTGGGGAGGCTTTCTCTCACGTGTTTAACCTTAAGCAAAACATCCAACATCAATCTCTGACTCTATTCGCAAAAGATGGCTCAGTCCAGCAATCTGTATACGCTAACGCAATGATCTCATCTCTTGAGATCTCAGCGGCGATCGATGATTATGTACGATTTACCGCCAGCTTTATCGCCTCAACCAGTGCCAGCAACTCAGATACTCCGAGTTACGATACTGAGTACGACTGGATCGCTCGAGACATTACTGTCAAACTAGCTGAGACAGCTGGAGGACTGACTGGAGCGTCAGCGGTAAAAGCTAAAAGTCTATCAGTCAGCTTTGATCAAGGACTAATCCGAGACCATGTAGTGGGATCTCGAAACGCTGACGACGTGTACAACGCTAAGATGATGATCGAGGGATCTATGACTCTCAACTTTACTGATGAGACGTTTAAGGATTATTACCTCGGAGATGATGATCTGTATATGAGTATCACTCTAGCTGGAGAGGCTGATCTAGGATCTGGAGATAATCCAACGCTGGAGATCCTGCTCAATAAGGTACAGTTTCAAGACTGGAACCGAGACGGAGCGGCGTCTGACTTGATTACTCAAGAGGTAAACTTTCGAGCTTTCTACAATGCGGCTGATCAAAAGCAATCGCAAGTCACGCTCCAGAACGCAACCGCCTCATATCCAAACGTACCGACGTCATAATCTCACTGAGACTATACACACTGGACCGCTACTATGGCGGTCTTTTGTGTAGTATGATACAGTATAATCATATGGAAAAAGAAAAAACAGCAAGAGAAGTATCGGACGAGCTAATCGCTAACGGTAAAAAGCTAACGCTAGGACTTACAATCCCTCTAGTGTTATTTATCTGGGGAGCGTTTGTCATGCCGTTTGGTATCATCTTATGGATTATCGCTCTAGTGATTTTTACAAAAGTATTTAATTCGTAATATATATGCCAGTACTAAAGGAAAGGGAGACCAAAACGATCAAACTAAAAACAATCGAGGGAGGAGAAGTGGAGGTATATACCAGTCTGACGGCGGCTGATGCTGAGGCGATGAGTAAGCTCCAGGCTGAGCATCCTATTACCGCTCCCCTCCAGATTATCCTTAAGAGCTGGAACTTGACGAACGCTGAGGATAAAGTACTTAAGATCACTCCGGGTAATATCGGGATGCTTAATCTGATTGACGTCAACTATATCGCTGATGAGTGCGGTATAAACGATCGGACTTTTTTAGCATCGGAGCCAATCGAGAATGGCTCCGAGTAAAAGCTCGAGTTTGTAGAGAGTACAAATGGACCGAGGCTGAGTTTGACTCAACCAGCTGGGACTTTATTGATGTTATACTAGAGACACTGGAGGCTGAGCATAAGCACAGTGTTAAAATGAATAAAAAGTATGGCGGAAAATCGTAAACTCAATATCATCCTGGATCTGGTCAATAAAGTCTCCGGCAAGCTGACGCCACTGGAGAAAGATCTTGATCGTACTGGTAAAAAAATGCGAGAAGTCGGGAGGTCTATGACTCTCGGTATCACGGCTCCTCTAGCTCTAGCGGCTGGAGCTTTTGTGAAAGCCGCCGCTGATGCTGAGGAGACTGAGAATAGATTTCGACAGGTATTCGGATCTCTGTCTGATGATGCCGGAGCGTTTGCTGATGAGCTGGGAGATGCTGTCGGTCGATCGAGTATAAAAATCATGGATGGTCTATCGACTTTCCAGAGTTTTTCTGTCGGTATGGGGTTTGCTCGAGAGGAGGCGTCAGAGATGTCAAAGAGTATCCAGACGCTCGCTCTCGACTTTGCATCGTTTAACAACATCTCCGACGATGAGGCGATGCAACGATTTATCTCAGCTCTCTCCGGATCGTCTGAGGTGCTCGATCGTTTCGGTATCAACATTAAACAGAGCGCTCTTGATCTCGAGCTCCAGGCTCAAGGTCTAGCAAACTCGACTAGTGAGGCAACTGAGCAACAGAAAGTAATCGCCAGGCTTGCGATTATCATGCGAGCGATGACGGACCAGGGAGCAACCGGTGACGCTATCCGTACACAGGACTCCTTTACTAACCAGATGAAACGTCTCAACGATGCTTTCCTGGATTTTCGGGTACAACTAGGACGAGACATTATCCCGGCTTTGACTGGTTTGGTTACGGCGGCTGGTAATGCTTTGGAAAAGTTTAACGGACTCTCAGATGGTACTCGTAAATCTATTATTGTGTTTGCGACTTTCTTAGCGGTGCTCGGACCGGCGTCGATGGTGGTCGGAGGTGTGACTAAAGCTCTCATCGGATTGCGTACTGCTATGATTGCCGCTCGAGTGGCGTCGATTGCTTTACTCGGTCCCTGGATGCTCGTCGTAGCGGCGGCGGCGGCGGTCGCTGGTATTGTCGGAGTCAAGCTCTTTAGTGCTAATAAAGACGCTACTCAATCAACCGCTGAGCTCGAGGCTCAAATTGCATCGCTCGCTCCGACTCTCCCGGATCTAGCTGGAGGAGCGGATGGAGTTGCCGGAGCGTTTGGTAACATGGGAGACCAGGCTCAAGAGTCAGCTAAAAAGATTACTGATTTACATAACAAAGCTAAGGAGGCGTTTGAGGATCTCAACGCTGACGAGGCTGACTCTAAGCGGTCACTTGCTGAGGCTCTTATCGAGCAAGAGGAGAAAGTGTCAGACATTAAAAGCGAGCTGAGGTCAGCTGAGCGAGCTGAGGATACTGATCAAAACGCCTCATCTATTCGAGAGCTCCGAGCGTCACTCGAGACTGAGACTAAAGCTCTCAAGAGTGCTAAGTGGATCCAGATGCAATTTAAGGAGGAGGTGCTGGAGGCTGAGCGTCGAGCTGATCTTACTGCTTTTGAGCGACAGATTGAGGATATCCAACGTCGACGGATCGAACGGCTCAAGGAGCACATCGTCCGCTTACAAGAGATCCAGCTAGAGATCCAGGCTGAGGAGGCTAAAAACAGAGCAATCCAGGCGAGCTATGCCGCCGCTCAAGCTAATATGAGAGCTGAGTCTGATAAGACTAAAGAGAACGCTCTGGAGAATATCAGTGAGCAACAAAAAGCAATCGAGAGACTTGCTCGATCGATGGACTCTCTAGGGAGTCACTCAAACAGTACCTCAGCTCTCCCTCGAGGACTGTCCGGAGCGAGAGCTGATGGAGGACCGGTGGGAGCTGGTAAGTCATATCTCGTCGGAGAGCGAGGACCAGAAATCTTTACTCCAGGATCATCGGGAGGGATCACGGCTAACCATGATATCGGAGGACGATCTAGCAGTCCGGTCGTCAACGTGTATCTCGACAGTAAACAAATCGCCGCTCGAGTCGAGGCTGGTATGGCGAGAGCTATCCAACGTCGTATCCGTACCACTTAAATTATGTCTCTAGTAATCACAATCAACTCAGTCGATCGAACGCTTGATATCTCTCAAGGATCTCTCGCTCTGGACATGGGACTCACTAAGTCTCCGTCTGTCTTAGAGTTTGCGATGGTCGGAGTCAAAGCGTCCCTCCCGACTCCCGGGGTGTCTATTGTGCTGTCTGAGGATGGGACTGATATTTTCAGTGGGACGATTACTGAGCGGATGGAGGATCTTGTCGGAGGTCAGATGGTGCCGGGATATCGGTTTATTGCTGTTGATGGCTTTCACGAAATGGATCGACTCTTAGTACAAAAAGCGTATAACGATACTGATGCGAGATCGATCGTCTCTGATCTGGTCACTAACTTTATGACGGGCTTTACACTCGACGCTCCCCTCACCTCTCCCTCAATCAATACGGCTCGATTTAACTATGAGCAACCGTCCAGATGTATTACTAAGATCGCCACTGAGGTCGGGTGGGACTGGTATGTTGATGCGGCTAAAGTGATCCACTTTTTCCCGGGAGCGACACTCGAGGCTCCATTTTCTATTGAGGATGATACCGGACGCCTGGAGTATAAGTCTCTGGAGTTTGAGCAAAACATAACCGAGCTCCGTAACCGAGTGTATGTCCGGGGAGGTACATACGAGGATCCTATCTTTGAGGAGGATGCGGTTGACTTGTATGAGGCGAACGGTGTCGATCAGACGTTTCCTTTAGTGTATCGATACAACGCTGTCCAGATCACTGTTAACGGTGTGACTCAAACAGTGGGAGTCGACTTTATCGATCGATCGATCGGCGATAGTCGTACCAGTGGTACAGCAACAGCGACGAGCACGCTTGAGCTGGTCGACAGTGGTGCGACGTTTATCACTGATGGAGTAGCTGTCGGAGACCAGATCCAGAATACGACTGACGATACTTATGCAATTGTCGTATCGGTTGATAGTGAGACGACACTGACAGTCAATAAAGAGATAATGGTTTCTGGTAATGAGTATCAGATCCGGGAGCGTTTGCTTAATTGTCTATATAACTTTCAAGAGAAACTCGTCCGCTTTCCAGAGGGTACGCTGGTCGTTAACGATGTCGTCCGGGTGTTTGGTAATGCTAAGATCCCTCTTATCGTCCAGGCTGAGGATCCCGACTCAATCTTAAAGTATGGTCTCCGGGAGGGGATTGAGATTGATAACACAATCGACTCGATTGAGGAGGCTGAGCTCTTAGCGTTTGCGAGAGTCGATCAGTGGAAAGACGGATCTAAAGAGGGATCGTTTCAGACGAGACAGAAAGGGCTCACTGTCGGGATGGCTATCAAGATCAACTCAGCTAAGTTTGGTATCGACGAGACGTACAAGATAAACAAAATCAGAGGGACCATGAATGGTTTTGATCAGTTTATTTATGACGTCGATTTTCTTAAGTCTGGTCAGACTACTTTTACTGATATCGTTATCGGTCTCATCGGTAAGTCCAGAGAGGAGATCTCGATCAGTCCTAATGAGGTGATCCAGCGTTTCCGTAAGGTCGAGGATGCGTTTGCTATGACGGATGAGATCGTCGAGATCACTGTCAGCTCAGCTCCGTATCGATACGCTCCAGTCAGTGCCGGCAATCCAGCAAGGTACAATTTTGCGACGTACGGATAATGCTATACTGTATTTATGTTAACTAAAGTCTCAGACAGTTTCGGTCTCCAGGGAGAAGTCAAATGGATCAAGTCTAAAAACGGTATCATCATTGCTGAGTCCGAGTTTATGCCTAATCGAGTGATGGGTAATAACGGTCGGGGGATCTCTATTTTCTTAGATCGACTGATCTCAAATAATACTCATACTGGAAATATCCGGTTTGCTGATATCGGAGATGATGACACTCTAGCGACAGCGGCTGATACTGATCTCGGTAATGGTCTGGTCCGGGCTCAAGTCGGAGCTGTCAGTCGGTCTGGACTGTCCGCTGAGTTTCGCTTTTTCTATGCGAGCGCTGTCACGCCAGATGATACCTATGAGGAGTTTGGTATGTTTGTCGATGGTAATACAGCTGTCGGGTCGGGTCAGTTATTTAATCATCTAGTGTTTGCGACTCCTCTAGTCAAAACAACCGGCGAGGATCATACGGTTGTATGTCGGATTACTGGAGCGGTATAGTATAATAAAATCATATGGCAAAACCACAACAACCAGATGCAACTATTGAAGCCTCTGACTTCATTCAAGAAGCTGACCGTAACGCTACTCCAGCTAATGATGAGGGGCGGGTTCCTGTGTTGGAGGCGGATGGACGATTAAATCGAGATTTTTTACAGATTGGAGGTATGTATCCTACTCTAGACGACTTTTCATCTTTGACTGTACCCCAGGCGGTTATTTTAGGAAGTGATGGGATAATGACTAGAGCCACTTCTTTAGAAGATATTGTCCCAGTCGGCTTTGTATATTCTGACGTTACTCCAGAATATATAAATCAAATTGGCACGACCAGAACGCAGGCTGGAGGTGCATCCTCTATGGTTGATTTAGTCGCTCCCGCTGGATTAAACAGAGTTATTTTAATTAATAGCTACACCGCAGGCGCTCTATCGGGTCCGAGTTGGAATAGTATTTCTTCGATTGATGATTTATCTGATTTTGACGATAATACCACTGGAGCTTTTCATGTGATTCCTATTGGGGACTCAGAAACTAGTCAAACATTCAATTTGTCTCTTAGTAGAAGTAGTTATTCATCTGGAGATGTATTTTGTGTTTCTATTTTAGAAAATGTCAATCAAACAAGTCCTATAGGAGGAAAAGCCGTAACTGGTGCAAGCATAACCAAAGAAAACACAGCCTCTCGATTATTTGCTGCTGTATGTTCTGCAAACGCACCAGTATTAGATGCTAGATTTACTAGCTTATCTAGCCCCTCCTCAGGTCTTGTCTGGGGAGAAACAGATGAAGTGGCTGGTCAAGTAACAACGTCAATTAGTATGTCGACAAGCTCCACTGTGAGATATACGCGTATCGCTTGTGAAATAAAGCCAGTAATATCTAATGGTGAAAATGTGTCTTTGCAGACTGGTAACGTAGTTAGTAATTTTTCAGGACTTACTCCCGGTGCAATTTACTACCTAGATAAAGTAGGTCGCGGGGCGATTGTAACTCCAGCTCCAGCAGCAGTGACTGCTACAAGAGTTGGTGTTGCTCTTTCTACGACTAATCTTCTTATCTCAATAAGTCAGTAAAATATCATGACCGAAAAAACCACCTCCACCTTCAGCGAGCTACAAATCAAAAACATGATTTTTGAGGCTTTTAATGCCGAGGATGGTCTCCGGGCTGAGATTAAATCTGATATAAAAACGGAGATACGCCAGGAGGTTATGGATACGGAGGTCCGGGTACTGGTCAAGATAGTCAGCCTAGCAGTATGAATGGTCGAAACGGAGGTCCTGGGGTTATGATCGTAACTGAGTTTTATTAAGCTGATATACTATGGGTAATATGTGCACTAAAGAGGACGTCAAAATGAAAGTCATCGAGGCGTTTAACGAGGATGGTGGTCTCCGAGATGAGATCCAGTCTGATATTAAAAAAGAGCTCAAGCTCGCCGCTTTACAGATCCTCACTATTTACGGGATTACTCTGATTACGTCAGCGATTGCGTTTACTATTTTTATCACTGGTATCCGGTCTGATGTCGATGGCTTGCGAGAGTTTGCATCATCGGGAGATCGTTTTACTCAGTCAGATGCCGCTCTCCTCGAGCAACGGATCGAGAGTAATACTCAAACACTTAAAGACGTCGCTCGTAAGGAGGACATGCAACGGATGGAGGAGACACTGATCCGACTCGATGAGCGTATCCGTAACTCTGGTATCTAGTGTGCTATCATATAGGTATGAAAGCAAATCCTATACACTATTATTGTCTCGTCGATAAGTCTGATCGGTCCTGGAAACGTCGGATCGATTCGTTTATGGCTGAGATGGAAAGGACTCACTCTTGTATCTTTACGGTCGAGGGTTTTGACGCTAGTAAGATTGAGTGGACTGATCGTCGAGGTCGTAAGTTTTTCTCTGATGCGTATGTCTTTACTCAGACAGAAAGGATCTGGAGAGAGCATGGTACTAACGTCGACGGAGTTAAGTTTTTTGTCGGTGAGGATAATTACGAGCAAGGTCAGTATCGACTCAAGGGCTTTAAGCTCGGTCGGATCTTTAACACGTATCACGTCGGAGTCACTCGTCAGCGTTATGCTAAAGATACTGGAGAGCATGAGGTCCTCCACTTTGTCGATGAGTTTATTAAAGAAAATACTGGCGTCTCTCTCGAGGTTGTACTCGGAGTCCAGGACTTTGATACTGATATCGTACATAGTCAGCGGTACTGGAAAGATGAGAATTATAAATACGATGAGGTCTGGGATAAGATCTCTGATCATCTTGCTGATGCGGTATACCAGCGGCGTAATAAGACGCTCACGTTTAAGATTGCTCAGCTTAAGCTCATCATCAAGCTACTCACTCAGCTGATCGGACTCCAGGCGTACAAGGGTCATACAATTTATGAGGTGGATATCAAGATCCAGCATACTAAAAAGCGACATAATGCTCCACTGATTGCGGAAAATGCAATCGTCGGACATATCGATCTCGGTACTGAGGTTGGTACTGTTAACGAAATTATCAACGGTACGGCGTCTGGATCGTATCACTGGTACATCCCTCGACACGCTAAGTATGTCGTCGAGTTTGTACCTAAAGATAAAGCGGCGTGGCACGCTGGACGTCTGAGTAATCCGCTCCCCGGACTAGAGAAAATCTTTGGAGGTCCTAACGAACAGATCGAGTCCGGAGAGCCTAACTGGTACGCTTACGGTATCTGTTACGAGGGTCTCACTGTCACCACTGAGCCGACTGAGGGTCAGATCGATCTCGCTGTCCAGCTCATGCGGATGAAAAAGATCCATGAGTTACCAGTGTACGCTCATTACGAGATCACTGATTACAAGCCGCTCGTCGTCGAGTCGTTTGTAAGCGGTATTAAAAATCTATTAAGTAAATAATTATGGAATCACTTATATTATTGCTCGTCCCGATTATCGTGTCGATGCTCACTCAGCTAGTCAAGTCAGCTAATCGGATCCGTTTCTCTGAAAATAAGAATACTATCCTCCGATTTTTTGCTGGTACGGCGTCATTTATCGGTGTGGTAGCTATCAACTGGGCTGATGGAGGTGAGCTCCCAGTCGATGAGATTGCGGTCTATGGTGAGGCGGTGGTCGCTTTCCTTGCGACTCAGATCCCGTACTGGTACGCCAAAGCAAAATATAAATAAGCAACGGCACAAACAAAAAAGCCTCCATCTCTGGGGGCTTTTTTGTCAGCTGATCGGATCCTCGGTAAAAAAAGAGATAACGGATCCGCTCGAGTGCTCTTGTTTTACAACGTAGAGCGATAAAGTGTGAGGGCTAACAACCTCCTCACCTATTTATAATATCATGCTATCCCCAGATATGCTATACGATATCGTACTAGCATGTTAATATAAATTATGGCTAACAAAAAAGAGATAACAACAAATAGAACGGAGATTATTTATGAGCTCGCTAAGTATGCTCATCCGAGCTGGTATCACTCGCTCCTCAAGTGGAGCACGTATCACTTGAGCATTTTACTAGATTACTATAAAGGAGAGGGATCGGTCAGTGTTGGATTTACCGCCACTGAGTACAACGGAGAGGACCTTGCTGATTGCGATTTAATGGAGCTAAGCCTTACGAGAGTATGATGGAAAAAGTATATAAAATTAAAATCGATATCGAATCAACTGACGAGACTGATATAGCTGAGGCTCTATATCAAATCGCTGACGAGATCAGTGAGGGAGATGTGACAATGCCGGTCAAAAAACATATAAACAGCGGTAACGTCGAGAGCACTGTCGAAGGTATGATCGTGGAACGGTGCGAGGACTGTCGAGGGGCTGGAGAGATATCGGTCGATGAGAGAGATCCGGATTCTGGTCAAATGATGAGTATGGTCGGATCGCTCAAGTGTCACTGTAAAAGCGAGTAACCTCGCTCCCGGTCTCTGGAGGGTGGAGACTCCCGGGGATCGAGAGCGGTGCTAGTCATCGCTTTACTAAAATAATCATATAGCTATATGACAGATCTAAATACTGAGGGACCGACAACCGGTCAAGGTGTAGCGGCTGGAGGAGTCGACAAAGCAAAAGAGGCGGCTCTAGCTGAGCAAGGCGACGAGGCAACTCCGACGAGTACGGCTGTACCAGCTGACACTCAAGTCCAGGCTCCAAGTGCTGACGACGTGACGACCAGTGGAGAGCCGGCTGACGCTGAGGATGATGCGGCAACCGCTCCGACTCCAGAGGAGCAAGCTGAGCTCGATCAGATGGTCGACTATACAGTCAGAGAGGGCGACGAGTTTCCAGATCTCCCAGATGGTACTCCGGTACGAGCTGGAGACGTGGTAAAACTAGGTAAAGATCATCCTCTCCTCGAGGGAGATGACGCTGATACCTCAAGCGAGGACGGTCAGTAAGACAAGTCCTTTACACAATTAAAGAGTCAAGGGAGCTGATACTGTATCGGCTCCCCTCCTCTCTAATTATGGCGATACAATTTACAAAGACTCAGATCGTTACGGCGATCGTCAAACATATAATCGAGCATGGTCCGATTACTCATACGGCTATCGAGACTCGAGCTCAGTCGATGAGCTGGTATACGATGGATCGTTTTGATAAGGTCATCGAGACCATCCATCGTCATCCTCAGATCTCCAGCTCGGTCCGGGACGACGACGTTTACTATAAGAAAAAAGCGACTCGAGCGAGCAAACCTAAAGACGTCGGGTACCTCGACTGGAAAAATCGACCAGGCAATTATCCAGAGGCTGACGAGATGTCCGGGATCCATCCAGTCTTTGAGGAGGGAGATAAAATGTGTAACTGTATCCATCATCTCTCGAGGGATGAGATCCTGGAGTATCGTAAGCGTAAAGCTCATCATCGGTACTGTAATAAAGATCCGGAGCGAGCGAAAGTTATCAGCAATCTATATAATAAATACTATGGGAGAGAGTCAGATCCAGACGAAAATAATCAAACAGCTCCAGAGCAAGGGAGTCTATTGCTGGAGACAGAATAACGGAGGGACCTGGGATCCTAAGATGTACGGCGGTCAAGGAGGCTATCGTGCGAGCTCTCAGAGTAAGAAAGGGATCGCTGATATCCTCGGAGTGCTCCAGGGCGGTATCCATCTCGAGATCGAGGTCAAGAGTAAGGTCGGTAAACAATCCCCGGACCAGGCGATCCATCAAAAGCGGATCGAGGCTCTGGGAGGCGTTTATATTTTGGCGAGGTCGGTAAAGGATATATCTCATTTATGCGATGCTTGATCTGTAATAAAGACGGTAAGGTGGTCCAGGGCGTAAAGGTGTACGTCACGGCTTGCGACGCTCATGCTGATCTATATCGACGCCTGGAGGCTCAGAACGGAGTCCAGCAAAGTAATGAGATCAAGAGTGTGTATAAAAGTGGACGGCGTATACGATAGTATGATATCATACTGGAGTAACAGAGATAACAATAATTTTTTATGGAAACTAAAAAACAAATAACAGAGGTCAAGGATCAAGTCGGTAAGATGAGCGAGGCTATCGCTAGTCTCCCGGCTGTCATTACTAATCAAGAGGAGTATAATGCGACTCAAGAGATCGGGAAAAAGGTCGGAGCTCTCCTTAAGAATATCGACAAACAAGAAAAAGCGATCACTAAGCCGATCAATGACTCACTCAAAAAGATCCGGGATATGTTTCGACCGTTTAAGACTCAAGTCACTGAGGTCAGTAACGATCTTAAAAAGCGACGTCAGATGTGGATCGATGCTGAGGCTAAAAAGGCTAAGATCGAGGAGGAGCGTATCGCTAAGCGAGTAGAAAAAGGAACGATGAGAGAGGACACGGCTGTCGGTAAGCTCGCTGATATTGAGCAAAAAGCTCCGGACGCAAAAGGTGGGATGACGTCGGTACTGGTCGTAAAAGTCATCGATGTTAAACTGATCCCCGAGCAGTATCTAATGGTAAACGCAACTCAGCTCCGAGCTGATTATCGTGAGGGTATTGAAGTCCCGGGTGTGGAGTTTATTTATGAGAAACGAGCTAGGAATTAAAACTGTATGCAAAAATCAAAAAAGCGACTGACGCTAATGGAACGGATCCGACGAGCATTACGCTCTCCGGAGCAACGTAAAAGAGATCTGATCAAGTCTCGAGATCATCGTCGATATATGAACGGATGGCGTCGTCATTGTGCAACTCGATCAGAGATGAGACGGATCGGATCCCGGGCTAATGCTCTGAAGATGGCTAAGTTTATTCGGCTGGGATTGAAATAGTATGATTAACAAGAAATGTAAACTTTGTGATAAAGCTTATAAAGTGGCTCTATATAGAAAAGAGTCAAGCAATTTTTGTTCATACTCTTGTCGTGGCAAAAGCCGGACTGGTAATAAAAATTCTAACTGGAAGGGTGGCAAAGTTAAAAGAAGTGATGGCTATTCACTTGAGAGAATTAAAGTCTCAGCTAGAGATGAGTCTGGTAAAAAATATGATTTAAGTCACCGTTTAATAATGAGCAAACATCTCGGGCGTAAGCTTTTAAAGACTGAGATTGTACATCATATAAATGGAGATAATTCTGACAACCGTATCGAAAATCTTGAGTTAATGAATCAGTCGTATCATGCCAGTCTTCACTCAAAACAAAGAGTTCGTAATTCTAAAAAACAATATGTCTAACCTACCCCCACATCCCCGATACAACGGAGTCCAGGCAATAAGCTGGTCGGACCTGATTGCTATCGAGAGTAACGTCGCCACTTGGTATAAACGCGCGACTGGCGTAATGGATAAACGTGAGAGTCCAGCTATGGCTTTTGGTACGCACGTCCATAACATGATTGAGCGAGGAAAACTAAAGTTAAAAGGCGTACCGAAAGGAGAAAGTCCAGAGGAGACTATTGTCGCCACCATTAAATATAAAAAGGGTGGTAAAAGCTGTTCTTTTGAAATTGTAGGGACTCTTGATGATATTGCTGGAGGAGGTGATATCATTCTGGAATATAAAACAGGTAGACTTTTATGGTCCCAGCAACAGGCTAACGATCATGGTCAGCTCCGGACGTACGCTTTACTCCGTAAGTCTGTCACTGGTAAGGCTCCGACTCGAGCTCTCCTTATCTCCCTGGAGACCGCTAACGATGAGGACGCCGGGATCTATCTCACTGGAGAGAGGAGGGTGCTGACGGTCGAGATAACAGCTCTCGAGATCCTCAAGATCCAGGCTCGCTTTATTGCGGCGTACGAGAAAGCGTCGGATTATATTGATACTTTATGACAATAGAAAAACTAGAGAAAAAAGTTAATAAAGAATTAAACAGAATACAATATATCAAAAAATTGCAATCACTTTTAAAAACGCCCGTCGTTAGTAATAAAGAATTAAACAGACTGGAAAAAAAGTTAATGAGAGGGATGATATCTGGGGATAAATACATACTTGATATCATATGATTATGTGATATCATACTAAGTGACAGAGGATGGTCGGTCGACAACTGGGGATCAAAAGGATAGAGAGGACCTTACGGATCTAACAAGATTCTAAGGCACTATATCCTCCCCAGTCGTCGATCGAGCATAGTCTCTATCGTTAATAAAACTGTTAAAATAATCGACTATATGTCAAATACACCAACAACAAAAGCAACGACCAAAAAGGCTCCAGCTACTAAAAAAGCTCCCGGACTATCCGAGGAGCAACTCGCTCGACTCAAGGAGCAATCCGGAGTACAAGCTGGAGGCACACGGCTCCCAGTATTAAACCGAGTAGCGTTAAACGGAAACGCTGACGCTGTAGAGGTCGAGGGTACGGACACAATGAAACGACCGCCGGTCAATTATCGTAAGATGATCATGGTCGGTAAGGACTCTGACGCTCGTCCGGAAACGGAGGATCTAGGATCTCCGATCGAGGTCACGTTTGTAAAGATCCGACGACGACTGATCGCTCGAGACTCGCAAGGTTTCCAAGTGATGTCATCATCTCAGCATGGTCATCCGACTCATACTGTAGTGATTTGGAGTGATAATAAGATGATCGCTAAAGGACCAGCTCGAGAGATGCGAGAGCAATTCGAGAATCTCCGGACTGTCCAAGAGGTATACATCTTACTACCCGACGGAGAGCTTGCTCTATTGATCGTCAAGGGAGCGGCTCTAGGGTCTAAGACTCGAGATCCGAAACTGGATAGCTTTTACGATTATCTCCAGAAACTCGATAAAGAGGGAGGGATATTTATGCGTAAAACTATCCTCGCTGGAGTCCTGGAGAAAGGAGCTAAGGACTTTTACACGATGACGTTTGAGATGGGACGTCCGTGTACAGATGAGGAGCTTGCGAGCGTACTAGATCAGTCTGACGAGCTGTCAGAGACGATCGCTAAGTACGACGAGGAGCAAGCATCGATCGCCTTTACAGATGGAGAGGAGGTCGAGGATGATGCTGAGCTACCGTTTGAGTCTGAGGGAGATGAGGACGATGCGAGTGAGCCGGCTAATCCGGACAAAGCGTTTTAATACGCTGATTGTAAAGTAAAAATCCCAGTTTAAATACTGGGATTTTTAGTATTTAAAATAGTCTTTTTGACGTATTCTAAGGCTATTTCGACGTTTTTTTGTATTTAAATGGCTAGAATTAGCGATTTAAAGAGTGGATTTTTACTTTTCTTTATCCCTCGCAAGCGACACAAACGCCGTCGTCTGGTATTGCTGGGAGGATCTCGATCTTTACCTCCGGCTCGAGTGATCGATAGTAATCGAGCTGAGCTTGCGTCTCTATAACTTTAATGTCGACGTCTCCTCCAGGAAGCGTCCGGCGTATTCGATCTCCGATTATCATAATGTTAATTATATACTATCCCGGGAGGCTATCGAACCAGGCGACGTCCTCCTCACGCTGTCGTCTCTCTTTAGCTGTCATCGGTACTCGACAGACGTACTCGGTCCGATCTTTTGAGTGCCATACTAAAGCGATATCGACGTCATCCTCCAGGGCTCTAAGTGCCGTCCCGATCTCCTTGAGACTGTAGCCTTGCGAGAGTGCGAGCTGTTTGAGTTTTTTTTTAGGGATCCAGGTCGTCTCGTCGACGGTAAAATCGACTCCCAGCTTAAACTTATGGAGGTAGTCTCGATATCGTTTATGGAGCTCGGTCTTATGGCTTGATCGTTTTGTCATAAGCAATCACTTTTTTACTCACTCTAAAAAATCCTTGACTCAAGAATCCCTGGAAATGCAATCCCTCCAGCGTCCTCACTCGAGAGACAGCGACGTACGCCTGTCCCTCAGCGAAAGCGTGCGAGACGTCGACGATCGCTCGGTCCAGGGTCATCCCTTGAGACTTATGGATCGTGATCGCCCAGGCGAGCTTGAGAGGGAGCTGACTGATCTCAGCATAGATCTTACGATTTTTACCGTACCCACTGGACGCCTCCCAGGTCATCGGATCAACCTCATACTTGAGACCGTTTGTCAGCTCGACTATTACCGAGTGACTCTTGAGCTCGATGATGATCCCTTGCGTACCGTTTACCCATCGGAGCTCGCTATCATTACGAGTAAAGAGGACCGGAGTACCGACTTTAAGTATCAGTCTCTCCGGGCTGAGACAGTTTTTAATGAGTTTCTCGATGGCGTCTGGATACTTTCCCTCTTTTTGCATAACGTACGTCTGAGGAGGCGTCTTGAGCCGCTCAAGCTGTCGATTATTGATGAGATCGACCTTTTTATTATGCGTATCGAGTCGGATCTTTGGATTTTCAACCTCGTCAGCGTCTTTAATAATGCGAGACCGGATGATATCCTTTTGGGGTTCCGTAAGGAATCCCGCTCGGATGTTCTGGAGGATCTCAGTAAAGACCAGCTCAGTCTGTCGCTTTTGCTCAGTCAGATAAGCAACGGTAAAATCTCCCTCGTCCCAGTCCTCAGACTCGAAAGCAAATCGTCCCTTGACTGGAGGGAGCTGGTAAAAGTCTCCGACGACAATGACTCGGATCCCTCCCATAAACTGATTACGTCCTCGAGCTCTTTTTGCGATCCTATTGAGGCTCTCGATCAGTGATGATGAGACCATCGATATCTCGTCGATGATCAGTGTCTCAGTCTCGACGTAATTCGTGTATGAGTATCCATCGAGGATATCGTCGACGTCCTGGTCCGAGAGCGGCTGATCGTTACGGAGTCCTCCCCAGCTATGGAGCGTCCGTCCGTTTACATTTAATGCCGCTATCCCAGTCGAGGCGGTCATTACCGGGAGCTCCCCGTTATCCTCACTCCAGGCGACGTATTTATTTATAAGGTACGACTTACCGGTCCCGGGAGCTCCGGTCAAAAAGACGTTATCGTTTGTATTTTTTAGTATATCGAGAGCTGTATCTTGAGTCATAGTAGTTATTGCATTGCTTTTACCGCCTCCGGAAAGGAGACACTGTTAATTTTTTGATAGTACGAGATCGAGTCACCATGCTCATTACAAGCTCCAAAGCAACTCCAGCGATTGTCGGGATGGATACAAAATGATCCAGTCGACTCCGAGTGAAATGGACAGATCCCGAAACGTCTCCGATCCTCGCCGCCTCGTAAGTGTCCGTCATACATATCACTGATCGGATACTCCCTCGCCGCCTCGATCATCTCGTCAGTGATACTGGTCCGGTGCGGATTACGCCGAGCGTCCTCTCTCGATTTTATCCGCTTGAGCGTCTTTTGATAGTGCTCGACGGCTGATTTTATCCGCTCCTCTCTAAGTCCCTGCAGTACCCAGTCGAGCGTCTCATCTCCAGAGGGCTCGATCTTAGGATTGTCTCTCATTATGTGTAGGATATTGAGCTGACACGCCTCTTTTATATCCGGGATACTGTCCTCAAAAAGCTCCAGGGCTTTAGTGAGTCCGAGCGTCTCCGGACGGTAGTTTGGTATCTCGTACCAGCTCCCGTCGATCTCTACGCTTATTGTCGTATCTTGATCCATGGCGACTTATAGTTAGCCGGGATACTTTTGACAATTACTCCGACTCGGACTCTGGTTATATTAAAGATCCGTCCGATCATTGCATTGCTATGCCCTTGAGCTTTAAGGCTCCAGATAATCTCCCGGCGTTTCTCAGCCTCGTGATGCTCTATCTGTTGTCGTTTATCCCCTGTTAATTTTGTAGTCATCGTTATATATGATATCATACTGAGCAATGACTTGTAAACAACTTGTAAACACTTATGGATAATAAAGTAAACAAGGAGGAGCTAAAACAAAGTAACGAGGAGCTGATCGCGATGGGACTTGATCCAGTAGCAGATCCAGCGGCTCCGGATTATGTAATGTCCGGCGGTAAAAATGAGTACCCACTTTTAATAATGGAGAACGTCTGTCGATTACTCGAGAGCGATGAGTATAAAGGTAAGCTCAGATTTAATGATTTCTCACACTCGACCGAGGTACTCGATCCCGAGGGTAACTGGTCGGATATGACTGACGGAGATATTTATAATCTCCAGCGATGGATGTCTAGTGATTATCATTTTCTCGCTAAGGTCTCGAGAGATATGGTCACTAATGCCATGCTCGCTATCAGTCGTAACGTCCGAGTTAATCCTCCTCAAGATTATATCCGAGAGCTTGTCTGGGATAAAAAGCCTCGACTTGATACCTGGTTAAATGATGCGTTTGGAGCTCCAGTCGATAAACTGTATGCGTCGATCGGGAGTAACTGGATGAAAGGTCTAGTCAAGCGAGTGCTCTATCCCGGCTGTCAGTTTGATGAGGTGCTGGTACTCGAGGGAGGTCAAGGGACTAGAAAGTCATCGAGTCTCCGAGCTCTGGGGGATCCATGGCACGTCGAGACCACTTACTCGAGTGATAAGGACTTTTTCCAGGTACTCGCACGTAATACGATTGTCGAGTTTAGTGAGGGAGATATCCTCAGTCGAGCCGGCGTCCGGCAAGTGAAAGCTCTGATCACTAAGACAGAGGATCAATATCGGACTCCATACGCTCGGACTCCAGACACTATAAAGCGAGGATGTGTTTTTGCGATGACGACTAATGATACTGACTATCTCAAGGACGAGACGGGTAATCGTCGATGGCTCCCGGTCAAGCTCACTAAAGAGGCTGACGTCGACTGGATTACTGAGAATAGAGATCAGCTGTATGCTGAGGCTTATCATAGAGTCGAGGTCCTTAAGGAGACGACCTGGGAGTATCCAAAGGATGATCTCGATGAGCTCCAGGAATCAAGGACCGCCGCTGAGACTCATATGGAGGATATTGAGGACTGGTACCTGGGATTATCGATGACTAAGCGTCGAGATGGGATCACTGTTAAGGAGGTATTTATCGGAGCTATCGCTGAGATCCATGAACATCGAGCGACGCCGATCATGGATAAAAATATCGAGTGGGAGATCGGTCGGACGCTCCGCAAGATGGGTATGGAGTCAAAAACGGTCAGACTGGGAGAATTGAAAGAAAAAGTCGCTCGGAGATGGATATTTTCCGACGACACTAAGCGTCGATATAAGGGACGATGGGCTGATAAGCCGCTGGAAATTGGAGAAAAAGAGTTCTAATGATGATTATACCCTTATTTATAAGGGTATTTTCTTTATATGTGTCGTTTTGTAGTATGCGTTACAAGATTATAGCCTTATTTAGAGCCGTGTATTGAGTGGACACGGCTTTTTATTTTGTCAAATCTGGAGGTTGTAACATCAATAATAGCTTTATAAATAAGGCTGTAACAGTAAAAAAAGTAAAACCGTTTTTAGTTTTTAGTATGCGTTACAAGATTATAGCCTTATTTAGAGCCGTGTATTGAGATTTGTAACGGCAAAAGTTGTAACGGTTATTTTTTATACTACGCTCCAGCACTGTATACCTATTTATTATATATATATTTATTTATTAAAATAGACTGTTACAACTGTTACAAAAGTGATTCTAACCTTATTTATAAGGCTGAATCTTGTAACAGTAGTCGACTATAGTGACCGTTACAAACCGTTACAACTGTTACATCTCGTTTGTTGATAAATAAGGCTATTTTCAGCGACTGGGGATCCTCACACTCTGTCGGGATTAAGCGTGTGGTACTATGAGAATAGACAGCAACCAGGAGGAGTGAGATGTTTGATAAAAATGTACAGAGGCTACTCCCTCTCGATGAGAGGTTTCGACAAGCTGAGCAATATACGCTCGATCTTGATGCGGTACCGAGTCAGAGGACGGAGCCGGCGGTGAGACCGGACATGATGTTCGGATGTCCTCACCATTCGATCTTTGTTTATGGGTGTCGCTATTGTGATCCCCGGTAGAGAGGAGGTGATCTAATATCTAGGGACCGGCTAAGGCTGGTCTCTTTACTTTAGTTACTCCTTGGAGCTTTCTTACCCTCTAGTTATACACACGTATGATAGTATGATATGATACTAATAAGTTATACTCAGTGATATGAATACAGAAATTAAAAGAAAGCGGCGAACGTACTCAATCGATCCGGACCGAGCGTCTGATCTAGGACGGTCTCAAATTGAGATCTCTGATGAGACTAAGCGTAACGTCAACCGACAAGATATACTCGATGTCTTAGTCGAGTTACTCGCAACCGATAAAGACGTTTATAAGAAAGTCATCAACCGACTGGGGTAATCGTGGTATTATATTTTTATGAAAAAAGATACAAATCCAGTACGACTCTCTGAGATCGACTTTCTGATCAGCACTTATGATAATCGACCTGGACTCGAGCGAGTCATCCGGTCAGTCCTTGATCTATACCCGACGGCTAAAATCACAATCGCTGACTCAGCTGAAAGTATCGACCGATCGTATTACAAATCTCTCCGGGCTGAGGTTGATGGCGTTAATCGTATCGTCGTACATCATATCGCTTACAAGGCGTCACTGGGACGAGCCTTTAATGAGCTGGTCTCTCGGAGTAAGAGTAATTATAAACTCCTCCTTACTGATGAGGATGTGATTACTACCGACACTGATATCGAGGCAATGATCCGAGTGATGCGATCAAACAAAACGATCGGAGTGGTCGGAGGTCATATCAATACTGTCGAGGAGTCAAAACAGAAAGCTCTCAAGACTGACGAGGGAGATGTCTTTACTGAGACGACTGTCGTCAATCGGTTTATGGTCCTTTACACTGATGTCTTTATCTCTCTCCGGTTTAATGAGACAGCTGACGATTTTGCGGTTGACTTTAGTAACCGAGCGAAAGGACGACTCCCTTATAAAATGGCTATGAGTGGAGCGGTGATTACAAGTGATAAGGATTACGATAATGAGGAAAATGACGAACAATCCGACGGCGAGGATACTGGAGCAAATGCCCCAGGGGATGTACAAGATCCAGCTGGAGGACCAGACACTGAGGGAGGATCCGATCTCGATAGCTCATCTAGCCGGGAAAATGAAACGGGCAAGGATACAACTCCTCGTCGGAGATCGAGTCGAGGTAGTGCTTGATCCGCATCTCGGTAAAACAACTGATCGGATCGTTTGGCGACGATAACTAATGCACACTCTCCGGAGTGTGTTTTGTTTTGAGTGTGATATCATATAGTCATATGAAAATAACAAGAGATACAATCAAGGAATTGCACACGTTAACAGATAAAGTACGGACAGCTGAGGCGACAGCGAGTGAGATCCTCCGGACCGCTCAAGATCGCTTTAATCATGTGGAGGAGACGTTTGAGCGAGAGGGTAAAGAGATTACCGTCAAGCGTAAGGTCTTATGGGATGAGGTCTTTTTACTCGGAGCAAGTGATAACCAGGCGGCTAAGATTTTACAAGATCGTCATCCGGAGGTATTCGAGGCGTACAAGGTCCAAGAGGATGCGGCTGGAGAGTTGCAAAAGTTTGTTACTGTCCAGATGGATATCAACATGAAATCGATGCGGATCTCTGATTACGTTGCTCTCACTGAGGCGATGATCGATCTTAAAATGACTGAGCAAAATGGAAAGTAAGATCCGAGCTAAGCTAGAGGCTACTCTCTCCGGAGAGATGGCGACTAACGGTCAGTATGCTCTCGAGCATATCCTGGACGCTATCGGTCGAGTCAATCCGTCAGCTGTAACGGCGAGCTATGTCCCAGGCGATCGGACTAAAGCTATTGTCAGCTCTGACATTATTGAGCTGATCACTCTCTGGAGTTACGGGTATGATCTCAAGGATCAAGATATGCGAGCTCAAGCGATGATCTGTAAATTACTGGATATAAAGATATGAGATACTTTAGTACATTCTCTGGGATCGGAGGTTTTGAGCTAGGTATTGAGCGAGCTTATGAAATCGTACGTCATGCTAACGGAGGTCAGAACGGAGGAGGCAAAAAGAATACGCCGGGAGACGGTCGGAAAGGATTACTGTCCCAGGCGAGGGAAAAAGCTAGTACCTCGAAACGATCAGCTAGTAAACGCCGTGACGACCAGTCTGACTCGAGACCATTATGTGTTGGTTTCTCCGAGATTGATAAATACGCCGCCGAAACTTATCAAAAACACTTTAAGGATCACAAAAATTATGGAGATATCACTACAATCGATGAGGGAGCTCTCCCGGACTTTGACTTACTTGTCGGGGGCTTTCCTTGCCAGGCTTTCAGCATCGCCGGAAAAAGACGAGGGTTCGATGATACCCGAGGTACGCTCTTTTTTGAGCTCGCTCGGATCATTAAACAAAAGCTCCCATCTTATTTACTTTTTGAGAACGTCAAAGGGCTACTATCTCACGACCAAGGGGAGACCTTTAGAACAATCATCGCCGCGCTTGATGAGCTGGGGTATGACTGTCAATGGCAAGTGCTTAACAGCAAAAATCACGGAGTCCCTCAAAACAGGGAGCGAGTCATCATTGTCGGACATCTTAGAGGAGTCACCAGACCAGAGGTATTTCCTTTCGGAGAAAGCGACAGCCTCAATAATGGGAAGGCTCCACAAGGGAACGACCTTGCATACTGCTTGCAAGCGGGAAACGACAAACACAGGGGAAGCTATGTAAGACAGACAAAAGATGGTTTTCATCTAGCACGTAATGATAAAAAGAAAAGCTCTATCCAGGGCACTCACGTTACCTACCCAACAGGGAAGTCGCACGCTCTTAGTACAGGACATAAACCAATGACACTTGAGGACTTACAAATCCGCCGACTAACTCCAACCGAGTGCGAGAGACTCCAGGCGTTTCCAGATGGCTGGACTGAGGGAGCGAGTGATACTCAGCGGTACAAGATGTGCGGTAATGCTGTCACGGTAAACGTAATCGCTGACGTGATGGAGAGGTTTATCAAATCTGTTAAAATCTAATCTATGGCTATAAAAAAACGAGTCAATAATCTCAAGGTCGTAAAGGATGCTACTAATCCGGAGACTCCGGAGGTACTAGCGGCGTCGATCATTGCGATCGATAAGAATCTCCAGGCGATGCGAGAGACTGGTCTGACTGACGATGGTGTTGCTGTCCTGGTTGCTGGGATGTCTCGGAGTGGTGTTACTAAGACTGAGGTCCTCCAGGTATTCGAGGGGCTGGGACGGTTGCGAGGTTATTACGTCAAAAAGTAATGGACTCAATAACCGAGGAGGAGAGTAATGAGTGGGGTCAGATCCTTGATACAATAAAAGCCTCCGAGTAAGAGCTCGGAGTTAAGTACTGGAGATATCACTGAGGCGAACTGAGTCAGTCCGTTAAACGATTGATCTTAAGTTGATACTATCCGTCTGGTCAAATGATGGGCGGTGTATCACCATAAATGACGAAAGGGTCGCTCCCGATCGGTCTCAGTCCAGTACTTAACTCCGAGCTCTTTTTGTTATGTGATAATATGATTGTATGAGTAAGAAAGGATATAGCGGTCGAAAGCCGAAAATCATAAATGGTGAGCCGGTCGTACCATATAAAAAGCGGCGTCATAATAGTACGCCGCTCGCTCCCGGTGGGATGACAACGTACGGACGTCCGGCTTATTATGCGTATCAGATCGAGGACAGTAAGCTCCCGGAGCCGGTGCCTATTCTTAATACTCCCGGCGGATGGTGGGCTAATAAATACAAAGTCGAGAAACTGATCGACGCTTTCCGGATGGACTGTAGTAAAAAAGAGGCTTGCTATTTTGCTGGTATCAGTATCTCTCAGCTCCAGAACTTTATTGACAAACATCCCCACTTTAAGGACGTGATCGATCATTGTAAGGAGGAGCTCGGATATCACGCTCGTCGCAATCTAGCGATGTCGATTAAAGTCCGGGGATCTGTCCAGACGTCTAAAGAGTACCTCGAGAAAAAAGAGCATAAGCAAACTCGTCTCGGTAAGCTAGGGATCGGAGGTGGTGCTCTGGTCGAGAATAATAACGGGATCATCTTTATGGACTTTAGTAATCCAGATCAAAAAGAGCCGGTCCCGATTGATCCGACTAAGGTGCACGTCATCGAGGCTGAGGAGGTAACTGATACTGACGATGCAAAAAGTTAACCATCATTACAAGGATTTATTTATACGACCGCCGGGAGTCCGGTATTTTGTGTTATTCGGAGCTCGATCAGCTGGTCGATCAACCGCTGGATCTCAGCTGATTAAGACTGGTCTGTTTGATACGACTAAGTATTTCCGGTGTGCGATGATGCGGTTTATTTATGGGGATATTAAAAATTCTATATTTCAAGATACACTCGACCGGATCGAGGAGGACGGATCTGATCAGCTCGAGGATTATACTCAGCATGGATCTCCGATTGGTTTTAGCTATAAGAAAAATAAAGTCGTCGGGATCGGTTTTAGAAAATCATCCAGCGATCAAAAGAGTAAGCTCAAGTCTCTCTCTAACTATAACGTCGTCGTCATCGAGGAGGCTGACGAGATTGCTGAGGATGACTTTATGCAACTCGATGACTCCCTCCGTACTAAGAAATCGGATATCATCGTCGTACTCATGCTCAATCCTCCAGAAAAAGATCACTGGATCGTCAAGCGGTTTTTTAATCTGATCGACGTCCCGGATCTCCCTGGTTTTTATGAGGCTGTCAAAAAGCCGGAGCTGACTGACACGGTAGTTATCTCGACCACTTACAAGGAGAATATCCAGAACGTAAATGAGTCATCGATCATCAACTTTGAGCGGTATAAAGAAACTCGTCCCGATTATTATTACAACATGATCCGAGGGTATGTATCGGAGGGAGCTCGAGGTCGTATCTTTAAGAATTGGAGTACCATCTCTGACGCTGAGTTTGATGCTCTCCCGTACCCGGTGACGTATGGTCTCGACTTTGGATTTAGTAACGATCCAGCGGCTCTCGTCGCTACTAAGATGCACAATAATAAAGTCTGGTTTAAGGAGTTGCTGTATGAGACTGGACTGACTAACGTCGGTAATCACTCTCTGAGTAAGCGTTTCGAGGATCTCGGTCTGACTGGTCAAGATCTTATTTATGGCGATAGTGCTGAGATGAAATCTATCGAGGAGCTCTGTCAAGATGGCTGGTACGTCGAGCCGGCTATGAAAGGTCCAGGCTCAGTAAACGCCGGGATCGACTTACTCCAGGGTCTCGAGGTGTT